ACCAGCTGATTCGAGACGCGATCAGAAGCTTCGCTGAAATCCAGAGAAGCCAAAGAACCATCAAGAGATCCCTTTTTAGCCAAGCGCTGGTTAGGAGTCTGGTCGGTAAAACCGACGAAATTCCTCGAGACATTATCTGTCTCAAGCTCTCGGACAAGGGCCTCTGCCACAGCCTGTTGTGCGTATTGCATGCACGTGGGCTCAATGGCAATGATGCGTGGCGTCTTGAGCGTTTTAGGAACGGAGATAACCCTAACGGGTCGCTCGTTCGCGGGCGACGAGAACTGAACACGGTCCAGATTCATCCAGAACCTGGGACTTGGCAAGAGGAAGTCCACACTGTGGAATCCCCCTTCATCAAGTCGTTGGTGCCATACTGATAGGTCGTACTTCCGGTTTCCCGACAGTCGATCTGCAGTGGCTCCAGGTCCGTGTTTTGGTACGAGTTGTCCGTCACCGTGAAGAATATCCACGATACTGAACACCCTACCAAACAGAAGCCGAGAAATACGAGCAAATCTGCGAAGATCATCCGCAGTGAAGCTCTTTTCGACTTCAGCCAATTCCATATCTGTCTTGATGTACTGGTCAAAAGCATCTCTTTCTCGTTCGTAAGAACAAGGCAGGGACACCTTCGACAGAACTCGGGTAAGCTGCCGTATTGCATAGACAGCGTCCGGGCTCGGTTCATCAAGTAGAACACCAGTTGTACGGTCAAACACAAGATCAAGGAAACCTCCGAGAAATCGGGGGAGACCGCCATGACGTCGGAAACCGACGAAGTGGTCGTGATCAACGTGACCCCAAGCAAGGGCTTCATCGAAGTCCTTGCCGAAGTCAGGTAGGGCAATCGTAAGAAACGAGAGCCCCTCATGTTTGACTCGTCGCGCGACAGTTTGTTCATCGCGCGTGGTGCAAACGCGGCATCGCTCGCCTAGTTCTAGGGCGAGCATCCTCCAGAGTAACATAGGGCTTTTCACATGGTCCCCTTTCAGGGTGCCTAGATCCTTGCCCATATGACCTCTAGGCTCAGCTCTCACCACCGATAAGCTTGGTGATGTTAGCGCCACTGGTCGCCGAAAGATTCGCAAGAAGCGAGTCAACGACGGCCTTTGCAGTGGCAGTATCGTAGCCGGGCGGAACGTCAACGGTGAGCGCAACGCTCATCGACTGACTGATGTTCTGTCCAGCGACGAGAGGATTCGCGACAAGCGAATCCGACTTGAGCTTCACGACGTGACGCGTCCGACGACCATACTGATGAGCAACGCTCATCTGGTAGGCACGGTCAGCAGTAGCGAACTCGCCGCCAGTGGCGGTGGATCCGGTACGGTTCAGGGTCTTTCCGACGCCTGAAACGGTCACGGTCTGTGGGTCAGAATACATGGGCATTACTCTTTCGGTTTGTTGAATAGGCCTTGTGGGCCTTGTTTGACGAATGCTTCCTTTTGGGAGCAGCCGGTAAAGCGGCGTACAAATAGCCGCTGGACGGGAACCTAATGGTTCCCAGGAGCTAGGGTCAAGCCCAAAGCGCCTAGGATTGCCCATTGTCTGTTTGTAAAGTCAATGGAATTCAATCCAAATCCATAAGGTGATGCTTGTTCTCGACGTTTCCACGTTCCGTGAAACTCGTCAACAACGGTTGAAGGGTGCGAACCTATGAATACGTTCGCTCGATTTGACCGACGGATCGTTCTGGTAACTTCTTCCATTACGTATCCGTACTTCATCACTAGGCCGTCCGACTGGAACGACGACACGTTGTGTAACAACGGGCCGACGTTGGCAAACCAGTCGACAAGCCATGACCACGGCGCAAGATTCCAAAGTACCTCGGGCGTAAGCTCGAGGCCATAGAGGAGCCTTGCTTGTGTCGCTATCCTCGAGACTTCATTCATTTGTCCCGGATCATAGTGATACGTATAGCAACCAGAAAACGACTACTTACAAGTAGTCGTTATAGTGGTGCTAAGCCGTGCAGCAGGTGAAATCCACGAC